CAGGTCTACGGCAATGCGTCGGTCTACGGCAATGCGTGGGTCTACGACGATGCGCGAATCTCCGGCAATGCGCAGGTCTACGGCAATGCGTCGGTCTACGGCAATGCGTGGGTCTACGACGATGCGCAGGTCTCCGGCAATGAGTCGGTCTACGGCAATGCGTGGGTCTACGGCAATGCGCAGGTCTACGGCAATGCGTTGGTCTCCGGCAATGCGCAGGTCTCCGGCAATGCGTCGGTCTACGGCAATGCGTGGGTCTACGACGATGCGCGAATCTCCGGCAATGCGCAGGTCTCCGGCAATGCGCGGGTCTCCGACGATGCGCGAATCTCCGACGATGCGCGAATCTCCGGCAATGCGCAGGTCTCCGGCAATGCGTCGGTCTTCGGCAATGCGGACTACGCCGTCGTTGAAGGCTTTGGCCGATATTTTCGCGCGACCACATTTTTTCGCTGCAAGGATAAAATTCTCCGCGTGCAGTGCGGTTGCTTTTATGGCGATTTAGCGGAGTTCCGCGAGATTGTCAAGAAAACCCACGGAGACAGCAAATACGCCAAAGAGTACCTTGCGATTGCTGACTTGATGGAGCTGCATTTTTCTGATGATGAAGGAAGACAGGAGGCCGCAGAATGACCAGCTTTTATGGCCATCAAGATAACCCATTTCCACCATCTGATGATAACTGCCCCATCTGCCCAATCTGCGGCGATGAATGTGAAACCCTGTACCGTCAGGGCAATGAGATTATCGGCTGCGAGAACTGCATTATAGAAGTCAATGCCTGGGAATGGCAGAACGAACAGGAGGAACCCAATGAATTTATTTGAACAACTTTCCGCTGCTGCGGCAGCCGCAAAGGCACTTAAACAGCCCGAAGCGCGGTTTTTTGCATGCAACAACAACGGCATCGTTTCCGCTTACTACCCCAACGACCTGTACGCCATCGCATCATTTACCGGCAGCCGCGTTTATGGCACGTCGAAGAAGCGTTACGTATCCCTTAATACCCCTTACACAGGGCTGAAAATCGAGGTTCCCATCGTCCGCCCTGTACCGTTGGAGCACACCTGCCCGCCGGAGTGCTACCGCATCCACTTGACAACCCCCGACCCGAAAGGAGAAGCTATCTGATGTTCGGCGAAAAGCAGAAAGAACTTTCGTTTAAATCTCGACAAGAAATTCCAGTGACTCAGAGCGCCAAATATATTGCCAGCCGAGACAAAGCATTAAAGGCTCTCGAAGAACGAAAATATCTCAAGGAATCCGATTTTTGGATTCTTAAGAACGAAACCAACTACGGAAAGATGATGTACGCGGGCTTGATAATAAGCCACAATGCTTGTCTGAAAATCAATGATAATCTTCCCGAAAAAGACAAGTTTAATCCGGATTGCGTTTCCGTTGACAAAACCGGATACAGAAACTCTCTTGTCTTTACTTATGTCAACAGGGAACAAGGCTTATACGAGGTCGGCGAGGCATCTGCACAAAATTGCAAGAATGCGTACCCTTATGCAATGGCATACAAACGTTTGTTTGACCGTGTTGTTTTAAAAATCTGCAAACTTGCGTTTGACGGAATCTATTCCGACAGTGAAGCGGATGAATTTAAAGAGCGCTATGAAGAAGAACCCCAGCCGGTCACAGCATCGCCAGAAGTTACCACACAGGTCGTAAAGGACATGGCAACAACTGCGCTGGCAGGATATGCACAGCGAACTGGTAAGGACAAAAAGACAGTCCAAACAGAAGCAAAGACCTTTATTGGCAAGTTGTTTAAGGACTTCACCGATGATGATTGGAGAAGCGTTGCAAAGGAGTTTGAACACAGAAAATGAAGCAACAAATCTACATCAAGCAGGCCGTTGTTATCGGCAACACAATCACGCTGGAATGTTCCCCGGCTGATTGCGATAAAGTCCGCGCTGTCATCGACGAAAACAAGCCCCTTGCCGCCGTCATCGGCACGGCCACGCAAAAGCGCAGCCTGTCTGCCAACGCTTATGCTTGGACGCTCATGAATCATCTTGCCGCCAAAATCAACCGCCCTGTACTGGACATATACCGCGATTTGATACGCGACATCGGCGGCAGCTCTGCTATTATCACCATTTTAGCCACCGCCGCTAAGGCGTTTAAGGTAGGCTGGGAAGCAAAAGGCGATGGCTGGCAGGTGCATAAGTTGGACGAAATGGCAACCCCGCAGGGCGCGTTCTACACCCTGCAATGCTGGTACGGTTCCAGCGTGTTTGATACATCCCAGATGCACCGCCTGATTGAGCTGATCGTGCAGGAATGCCAGCAGCAAGGCATCCCCACCATGACCCCGGAAGAAATCGCAAAACTGAAAGGACTGACAGACGATGCGCCGACCGACACGCAATGAATACGGTATAAAGCTGGACAAGAACGGCTATGCGCCAACGCTTTTCCCTTGCGAGGATGACATCTGTTACCGCTGTCGCAGTACGGGTCTGACAGTCCGGCACGAGATTTACGGCGGGGCTTTGCGCAGCAAGTCCAAACAATTCGGTCTTTGGATCAACGTCTGCCCGCAATGCCACGCCGCTATTCACAAAAGCGGCGAAAAACAAGATTACTATCACAGATTGGGGCAGTATCGGGCAATGGCCTACTACCACTGGACGGTGTCTGACTTTCGCCGCCGCTTTTATAAAAACTATCTCGATATTACGGAGGACTAATCTATGAAAGACCCATCTTGGGAAGAGGCTGAGCTTACAAACCTAAAGAAGTATTATAGCTCGTACACAAATGAAGAACTTGTCAAGATGTTCCCGAACCGCACTCTCCTTGGCATTTGCAAAAAAGCCAGAAAAATAGGTTTAAAACGTTCTGCACATTCCATTAGCGCCAATCGTTCTGCTGGTCAACGTAAAAGGAATTTTAACCACGCCCCGAGATATACAGCAAAAGGCTACAAGATTATTTATGCCCCGGATTTTCACCGCGCTGACAAAAATGGGATGGTACTCGAACACATTTATATCTTTGAAAAGGAAACCGGGGTTGAAATTCCAAAAGGCTATTGCATCCATCACATTAATGGCAAAAAGGACGATAACCGAATCGAGAATTTGTGTATGCTGTCTACGTCTGCGCACACAATTCTTCACAACTCCGGTAAAAAATTCTCTGACGAAAGAAAAAGTAAGATTTCAAAGGCTGCTAAAGAGCGTTTGAAAACAAGGTTAAATCACCCGCGTTACAAAAGCGTTGATTTATCAGAGATTGACAATCTTATAAAATATGGAGTTACCGTAACTGAGGCCTGCAAAATGGCCGGCATCGATAAAACCACATATTATCACAAAAAGAAGGTAGAAAGTTATGCTTAATGTTGTTGCTATTATCGGAAGACTCGCTGCATCGCCGGAACTCAAAACCACGAACAGCGGTAAATCCGTCTGCTCTTTCCGCATCGCCAACGATTCCGGCTATAAGGATGCCAGCGGCCAGAGCCAGACAAACTGGCTGGACGTTACTGCCTGGGGCAAAACCGCAGAGTTTGTCTGCAAATACTTCCCCAAAGGTGCGCTGATCGCCATTGATGGCCGCTTGCAGACCCGCCAGTATCAGGACAAGAACGGCCAGAACCGCACAGCGACCGAAATCGTGGCCCAGAACGTGAATTTCTGTGGAAGTAAGGAAAGTACCAGCCCCGCCCCGCAGAACGCCGCACAGCGCCCCGCAGCCCCCTCACAGCGCACGCAGGGCGAACCAGATGCAGACTACGCCCCGATTGACGATGACGAGGGCGACCTTCCCTTTTAATTTTTGAAAGAAAGACAGGTGATGCACCGTGACACAATGTGATAGAATCCTTCGCCACTTAGAGAGCGGCGGCAGCTTGACCGCTGCACAGGCCATGCAGGAGTACGGCATCTACCGCCTTGCTTCCCGCATCAATGATCTGAAAAAGCGCGGCGTACCCATCCAAAAGCGAACGGTAAGCAGCAAGAACCGCTACGGCGAAAAAGTCAGCTATGCCGAGTATTACATGGAGTGTTGAAAAATGGCAAACGAGGGTTACATAAAGCTGTACCGCCGCATGATGAAGTGGGGCTGGTATACCGATACCCCCACAAAATGCGTGTTTCTGCACCTTCTGTTTCTGGCTTGCTATGAGCCGTGCTATTTCAAAGGCGTTCACCTGGAACCCGGTCAAGCCGTTTCCTCTATCCGCCAAATTGCCACCGACACCGGATTAACAGTCAAACAAGTTCGGACTGCAATAAACCACCTAAAAGAGACACAGGAAGTGGCACAGTCACCGTGTGGAAAATTTAGCGTATTCACGGTAAATAACTACAACGACTATCAATGCACGGGCACAGACGAGGGCAAACAGATGGCACAGAGAGGGCACAGTGAGGGCACAGACCCTAATATAAAGAAGAATAAAGAAGTTAAGAATACCCCCTATACCCCCCAAGGGGATGACGCGGATTCCCCTGCTTTCACCAAGTTCTGGGCAGCTTACCCAAAGAAGGTCGGCAAGGCAGATGCCCGTAAAAAATTTGAAAAGCTTGTGCCGGATGAATCAACCCTGTCCGCCATCCTGTCCAGCCTTGAGTACCTCAAGACCACTGACCAGTGGCAGCGTGAGAATGGCAAGTACATTCCATACCCGTCTACATGGTTGAATCAAAAGCGCTGGCAGGATGAAGCATCCAAGCCGCCTACTACTGTCCGCTCTACTGATAACCTGCGGCCTGTGTTTGACCGTGAGTACACGTTTGAAGAACGGATGAATGGAGTTGTCCCGAAAATCGTGGGATGGGAGGAGGCGAAAGCATGAATACCATCGTAGCGGAAAAAGCTGTTATCGGCATTATGCTTATGAAACCGGAATTGCAGGACGATGCTTTTTCTTCCCTGACCTACAAAATGTTTGAGCTGAAAGCGCTCGGGAATATCTTTCTGCTTTGCAAGGATATGGCCGATAAAGGCCAGAGGGCTGATACGGTATCGGTTATTTCCAAATGCGATGACGACACAAAAGTGCTCGCCATGCAGTGCTTTGAAACGGTTCCATCCATATCCGGCTACAACACCTATATCAACTGCGTTATGGACGGATGGAGAAAGCGTGAGTTGACAGCGGCATTAACAAAGCTGCTGACCGATGATGGTGATGCCGATGAAATGAGCGCTGCGCTGTTCCACATTGCGGAGCGCCAGCAGTACATCATGGCCCACCAGAAGGAGCGCAGCGCAAAAGATTTTGCCGATGGCATTGATGCGTTCCTCTCCTGGATGAAAAAACCAAGCGACAGTATCCAGACCGGGTTTGGCAGCCTGGACACCATGACTGGCGGGCTTGCCCGCAATGGCGTTACCGTAATTGCTGCCCGCCCTGGCAAGGGCAAATCTACGCTGGCTTTGCAGATGGCCTGCCAGATCTCCCAAAACGCGCTGACGCTGTATCAATCCATGGAGATGAGCCGCGAACAGCTTTATACCGCCATCTTCTCACGCTGGGCACAGATAGACAGCACCCGCATCACAAACCATCGCCTGACGCCGGAGGAAGAATCCGCCATCCGGGAGGCAGCAGATCACCTGAAAAGCAAGTACCGCCTGATTCTTGATGATTCCAGCCTGACAAGCCTTGCCGATGTAGAAACCACGATCAAAGAGCGCAAGCCGGAAGTAGTCGTTATTGACCATCTGGGCCTTGTTGCACCGCCAAACGCTAAAGAAAAGCGTAACGACGAGCTGGCAGCCCTCACACGTGGTTTAAAGCAGCTTGCCATGAAATATCATATCTGCATTATCGAGCTCGTACAGGCCGCGAGAGCCGCCGATACGGGCATGATTAAAATGTCGGACATGTTCGGCTCCGCGACTATCGAGCATGATGCAGATATGATAATCGCTATCAACCCCGGCATGTACACTAAAGACCGGGAAACGCAAGAAATCAACCCGCCCACCGATGGGGACACCGTGATAGAGGTAGTAAAAAACCGGCACGGTGCCTGCGGCCAACTGGATTTTGTGTGGGTAAAACCATTTCATCTATTTTGTGAGGTATCAAAACATGAGTGATAAAGAATTTAAGCAGAAAATGGCAGCAATCGGCCTTTCCAACGCGGAAAACCTTATGAATAAGGCTGATGAAATCGGAGAGAACATTAAACCGCAAATCAAAAAAATGCAAGAATATTACACCTTGGCGATGCAACTGATTAAAGCTGCGGGGAGCCTGCTGGATGAAACGCATTGAAATCATCACATACTCTCGCTCTACCGGTGACATCCGCCACTCTCACCAGACCTACACCACCACCGGCGCTGCCGAAAAGGAACTGAAAAAGGCGGGCTTTACCCAAAATCCCCGCCTGCCGGACATCTGGTACAGCGAGAAGTACTATGCGAAAGTAAAGGAGATTGTACCGTGATACAAAAATACATAATCTCCCTGCCCCCTATTACCAAGAAGAACTCCCAGCAGATACTTACCAACCACCGCACCGGCAAGCCGTTCATCGCCCCCAGCAGGCAGTACAAGAAGTACGAACAGGCCGCTATGTGGTATCTCACACCAAAGCCGAAGGCCCCGCTGGCAGGCCGATATCGCGTCGCCACAGTATTCTATATGCCGACCCGCCGCAAAGTAGATCTCACGAACTTAATGGAAGCTGCCCATGACACCATTGTCGCCGCCAAAATTCTTGCAGACGATAACAACACCATTATCGCCAGCGTGGACGGCTCCCGCGTACTGTACGACAAAGCCAATCCCCGCACAGAAATTTTTATCGAGGAGATGCCGGACGATGAACAGCCCCTGTAAAGACTGCCCAGACCGCCATGCGCACTGCCACAGCGCTTGCAATCGCTACGGCGAGTATGCGGCCATGTTTGAAAAAATCCGCGCACAGCGGCTTGCAGATGCCGCAGCAGACGCAGCAGATGCAGAGCGCGGAATTAAGATCCGCCGCGATGTCAGAAAATATGGATTATACAAAACAGGAAAGAGTTGAAAGACGTGAAAGCCAGACTACACCCTACCCCGGCATTGCAGAAAGCCGTTGACGAATATGCCGAAGAAAAAATCAAGGACATTCAATCCCGCGCCCATGAAGCGGTAATGAAAGAGCGCAACGACATTGCCACGCGGGCGACATATCTATGCCTGCTGGCCTGCTATCAGGCCGGCCTGTCGCCCAGGACCTTAGTCAGAATCCAGAATTACATGACCGGCCCGGTGGCCGACAAATACAATGAGTACCGCAACGACCAGCTTGCAGACCTCTGGGCACAGGTAACACTACAGGGCATCGGCATTGATGCCAAAAAGACGGAGGAGCCGTTATGAAACGATTTCAGATTATTTATACGATAGACGATGACCAAATGAAAATTGAAACATACGTTGATGGATTTTCTACCCTTGAAATGCTCGCCGCATTGGACATTAAGCGCGAGGACATTATGAATCAGTGCATTCATTTTGCGGAGTTTAAACGCACGCGGAAATTTCCAGACGGGACAGAAATGGAAGTCACAAAAAAGAAAAAGCAAGGCAAAAGGCAAAGCAGAACTACGAGAAAAAGAAAGCGCAGCCTGGGCGTATCTGCTGGCCGCGAAGCAACGCAACAGCGAGAAGAAGATATCAACATGGAGCATACACACGGAGGTGAAGATAATGCGACTGATTGATGCTGAAAAATTTGAAGTATTCGATGCAACGTGCCAAATCACCAAAGGGATTCGATCAGGCAAAACAGCTGCTTATTTCTACGGCGAGGGTTGTAGAAAAGTGCTTGAAGCTATTGACGCCGCGCCAACCATCGACCCAGAATCCCTGCGGCCTACGGCGCATTGGATAAAACGAGGATATGTTTGCGGAGAAAACGAGTACGAATGTTCCGCCTGCCATGAGACAGAATGGCGCACTAGCGAAAAGAGAATGAAGTATTGTATGTTTTGCGGTGCAAGGATGGTGAACGAAAATGACTAACAAAGCATACGAACGAGCCTTTAACATCGCCATAAAATACGGATTTTGCAGTGATTGCGTGCAGGATCTCGACAAGGGTCACTGCCACGAATACGATTGCTACCAGAACGCCGTAAAAGTGATCCGCGATGCGTTAGAAAAACTGGACGCTATCGAGGATTCTAAAGCGATCGTTTGGCACGATGCACAGAATGACCCGCCCAAAGAAAACGGAGAATACCTGTGTTACTACGAATACTTCCGTTATGGCAACTACTACTGCATGTACCGTACAATTGATCGTGGACATTTTTTCAATGGTCAATGGGGCGGTGAGCCTACGCGTGGAACTAGCACAAAAGTCCTCAAATGGACAGAACTGCCGCTCCCCGAATCCCCGGAGGTGACCCCATGACAAAACAGCAACTAGTTGATGAATACGCCCGCGAGCATCTTTGCGCGACATGCGAGTGGAAGAATGGCAATATTTGCACGTTGCCGCGCTGCATGAAAGTGGAAGAAAGGAGATACAATGACCCGAGAAGAATTCAACCAAAAGAAAACGTGGCTATGGAGATACCAACGCAGCAGGAATTATGAACGGCAGCTGCGCCAGCAGATACAGAGCGAACGTGAACGGGCAACAGCGACCACGAAAGCATTGTCCCCCGTTGTGGTATCTGCTGGCGGTAAAAATAAAATCGAGGATGCTGTTTGCAGAATCATGGAGCGTCAAGAAGCTCTATACAAGCAGATTATTGACACTGAGATGCAAAGGGAAGAAATCGAAACAGCAATAAACTCTGTTCAAGACCAAATGCAGCGGGACGTTCTGCGGGAGCGGTATATTGTCGGAACCCCGTATTGGTGGAAAATTGCGATAAATCTAAATATTTCCGAGCGATGGGCAAAGAAATTACACCGCGCTGCAATTGAAAATCTGTGCACTCCAGTTCACTTTTAACCTGCTATTATAGATATGCTGGATGATGTAGGAACGGGACAGCCTACTGCATTGCTAAAACATCTTTTCTTTATTGTTCCAATTCTCCTATTCTCATAGCTGGCAGCCGGGAAAGACCGGCATTTTATATGCTACATAGCCGATTCTATTTGTAAAGAATAAGGGCACCGCGTTCCGAAGCAACGGCGCGGCAAAGGTGCAAGACCTGTGTGTAGTACCAACGCCGATGACTCTGGCTATATACCCGGCAGGTACGCTTGACCGGGGTTACCCGTCAGGTACGCTTGCCGGGGTAGCCAGATAGGCAACCCCCGCAAGCCTACTGACAGTGCGTAACATGCGGGGCCTTGTGCGGGCGTAGTTCAATGCAGAACGGCGGTCTCCAAAACCGCAAGATGAGGGGTCAAGACCTTCCACCCGTGCCAGACGGCAGGGTCGCAACCTGTCTGTGTGAGAGTGTGCGGTATACCTCACAAATGATGACAATGGTCGTGCAAACGGCAAGCCGCACATGCCCTTGTAGCTCAATGGCAAGAGCCTTGGTGTGCCGGTTCAAGTCCGGCTGAGGGCACGTGCTGGGTCGCTCCCACCGGTGAAAGCCCGGCGCAGGCAAAACGCGATAGATAACCTGAACGCTGTAAGCAAAGCGGCAAGCCGATCAGGAGCGCGGCGCGATGGCAGGTCGCAACGGGACTTCGAGAGCCTGAAAAAATCTGCCCCACATCTGCTTGCGCGGACGCTGTTACTGACACCGTTGCGCGTTGTGGCCCTCCTTTTAATCAAAGCAGAAACCGCGACCAGCGGACGGGATATAAATAACGCTGGATTACGTTGCAGGTGTGCAGCTGCAACGGGCGAGACCGGCATAGCAGAGACCGGTAGGGCGGGAACGCGCTTTTCCTCCGGCGCAAAGGGGTTTTGGGGGATATAAGCCTACACAAATTGTGTTGGCTTTTTGTTTTGCATAAAGGAGGATATTATGCAAATTGTGATGAAATCGCTGGGAGAAATTCACCCATACGAAAACAACGCAAAAAAGCACGATGCAAGGCAAATCAAAAATGTTGCCGAAAGCATCAAGCAATATGGGTTTGTGCAGCCGGTTGTTGTGGACAAAAACAACATTATTGTGATTGGGCATTGCCGCGCATTGGCTGCAAAAAAGCTGGGAATCAAAGAAGTACCGTGCGTCTGTGTGGACGATTTGACACCAGAGCAGGTGAATGCCCTCCGGCTTGTGGATAACAAAAGCAATGAGAGTGACTGGGACTTCGACCTGCTGAAAGATGAACTGCCGGAGCTGGATTTGTCGGCGTTTGATTTTGATTGGGGACTCCCAGAAGAAGCGACAGAAGAAGTTGTAGAAGACGATGCGCCGGAGGTGGATGAGGAATCCGAGCCAATAACAAAAAAAGGTGACATTTGGCAGCTTGGCAGACACAGGCTTATGTGCGGCGACAGCACAAAAAGCGATGATGTAAGCGCTCTTATGGGGGGGCGTCTTGCAGACATGTTGCTCACAGACCCGCCTTACGGGGTTGACTATACTGGGAAAACCAAGGACGCGCTTAAAATCGAAAACGATGCAAAAAGCGACGATGAGTTTATTGCGTTTTTGCAATCTGCGTTTTCGTCTGCTGATTCTGTGATGAAGCCGGGGGCTGTATTCTACATCTGGCACGCCGATTCAAAGGCGTATGTCTTTAGAATGGCGTGCCAGATGGCGGGATGGGAAGTCCGGCAGGTTCTTATTTGGGTAAAAAATGCAATGGTAATGGGCAGGCAGGACTACCAATGGAAGCATGAGCCGTGCCTTTACGGATGGAAGTCTGGTGCTGGTCATTTGTGGGCGTCAGACCGAAAGCAAACAACCGTGCTGGAATTTGACCGTCCAACAAAAAATAAAGAGCATCCAACAATGAAACCTGTGGCGCTTTTCGATTATCAAATCAAAAACAACACTAAAGGCGGTGACGCCGTGCTTGATTTGTTTGCTGGCAGCGGGACGACGGTTATTGCGTGTGAGCAAAACGGTCGGGATGCGTATGCAATGGAGTTCGACCCAAGATACTGTGATGTGATTGTAAAGCGATGGGAAACCCTGACGGGGAATAGGGCGGTGCTGTTAAATGACAATTAAAGAAGCGCGAAAAATAATCGCAAAGACAGACAGCCCGTACTTAAAAAGGGATATGCAGAAATTCATTCAACGCCAAAAGAAAAAGGAGGGCGTTTATGGCAAAAACAGGACGCCCGAGAAAAGAGATCGATCAAAACCACTTTGAAAACCTATGCGGGTTACAGTGTACAAAAGAAGATATATGCGATTTCTTTGGCGTAACAGACAAAACGATTGATGCGTGGTGCAAAAGGACATACAAGGATAGTTTTTCCGTAGTTTTTAAGCAAAAGCGAGGAAAGGGAAAATGCTCTCTGCGTCGGTATCAATTTGCACTCGCCCAAAAAAACGCAAATATGGCAATTTGGCTCGGCAAACAGTATTTGGGGCAGAAAGACGAGCCTGAACAACAGACAGACAGCGGGGTGCAAATCATAGATGACCTGTAACAGATTATCGGCTATGGTCTCCCCATGCTTTGCTGAAGCGCACCGGCAAATCAAGGCAGGCAACGTGAAAGAACTGCTTGCGAAAGGTGGGCGCGGCTCTACCAAATCCAGCTATATCAGCATAGAGCTGATTTTACAACTGCTAAAGCATCCGCAATGCCACGCGGCGGTTTTCCGCAAGGTCGGAAACACACTGCGCACAAGCGTGTATGCGCAAATCGTTTGGGCTATCAATGAGCTTGGATTGCACGACCATTTTCGCTGCACGGTTTCCCCTATGGAATGCACCTATTTGCCTACTGGGCAAAAGGTGCTTTTTTTCGGCGTTGATGACCCCGGCAAGGTAAAGTCAATCAAAGTGCCGTTTGGTTATATCGGCATCTGCTGGTTTGAAGAACTAGACCAGTTTGACGGTGAAGAGCAAATCCGAAATGTGGAGCAGTCGTGCTTGCGCGGCGGTGACTGGTTCATCACGTTCAAGAGCTTCAACCCGCCCGCAATGGCGCGGAACTGGGCGAACGGCTACGCGCTGAAAGCCCGCGAAGGCAAGCTGGTACATCATTCCACCTACAAAACAACGCCCGCAGAATGGCTCGGAGAGCGGTTCCTGGCCGATGCTGAATACTTGGAGCGCACAAACGAAACAGCATACCGGCATGAGTATCTTGGCGAGGTTGTCGGCAGTGGCACGGCAGTGTTCGAGAATCTGCGCATTGAGAAAATAACCGATGAACAGATTGCCAGCTTTGACCGCATCAAGCGCGGCGTGGACTGGGGCTGGTACCCTGACCCTTGGGCATACAATGCTATGCACTATGACGCGGCACGGCGAACACTGTACATCTTTGATGAAATGACACGGCGCAGAACCAGCAACAGGGATACTGCACAGCTGCTTTTGGATAGAGGGCTGACGCGCGAGGACAAAGTCTGCGCGGATAGTGCTGAGCCGAAATCCATTGCGGACTACAACAAGTACGGCGTGAAAACATTCCCTGCCCGTAAAGGGCCGAAATCGGTTCGATACGGCACAAAGTGGCTGCAAATGCTAAAAGCGATTGTCATTGATCCAGAACGATGCCCGGACACAGCAAAGGAATTCAGCGAGTACGAGTACGAGCGAGACAGCAAGACGGGGGAAGTGCTGGAAGGCTACCCGGATTTGAACAACCATCACATTGACGCAGTGCGTTATGGGATGGAAAGCACAGCGAACAAAGCCGGAGACAATACGGCAATGAAGTATCAAAGCATTTACAGATAGGCGGTGAGGGAAAATCAGAACATATCAAGACTTTGTGGCGGTCTGTGAAGATGAACGTTCCCGCATGGGGTTTGTGTTTGACACCATCAACGATTTTAAAGGCCAGAAAAAGACGCGGGACATGCTGGATGCAAAGCTGTACTATTGGGGCGAAAATCCCACAATCAACCGCTACGAAAAAATGGTGTACGACCTTGAGGGGAAAGCGCATCCCGATATGTACACAGCAAACCACAAGATTGCCAGCAAGTTTTTTGGATTTGTTGTAGATCAGGAAGTTTCTTACCTGCTGGGCAACGGCGTTGCGTTTAACAGTGAGGCCACAAAAAAGGCACTTGGCGCTACGTTTGATGAAAATATTATGGATGCTGCCCGCCATGCGTTGATTGGTGGGCAGTCTTTTGTATTCTGGAATCTTGACCATATTCAGGTGTTCGCGCCGGAGCAGTTTGTGCCGTTATACGATGAAGAAGACGGCGCGCTAAAAGCTGGAATCAGGTTCTGGCAGATTGACCCGGACAAGCCGCTGCGGGCAACTCTGTACGAGATGGACGGTTACACTAACTACATCAAGCCGCGCAACGGTGAAGCGCGCAGGTTAAACTTAAACGGAAAACTGCCGTACAAGTTGAAAGTTCGGTACTCGGAGATTGACGGCACAGAAATATATGACGGCGAGAATTATCCCGGATTTCCCATTATCCCGCTGAAAAACGGTGAACAAGCAAGAAGCGAACTTTGCGGCAGGAAAAACACCGTTGACGCGCTCGACCTTGCCAGCAGCAACATGGTAAACAATGTGGATGAGGGCAACCTGATCTATTGGGTGCTTACAAACTGCGGCGGTATGGATGAAATTGACGATGCAAAGTTTGTGGAGCGACTTAAAACCACCCACGTTGCCCATGCAGATGGCGACGAGGGCGCGAAAGCCACGCCACAGAGCATTGAAGCACCGTTCCAAGGGACGCAGGCTACCATTGATATGCTTACCAAAAAGCTGTACACGGATTTCCAGGCATTTGACGCATCTGCCGTGAGCGCAGGTAACCAGACGGCAACGGCTATTAAGGCAAGTTATGCTCCGTTGGATTTGAAAACAGACAAATTTGAGAGCTGGGTCTCGCGCTGCATTAAGGGCATTTTGGCAATTGCTGGGCTTGATGATGAACCAACTTACACGCGCAACCAGATTATCAATAAACAAGAAGAAGCGCAGACCGTGATGCTGGGTGCGGAATACTACGATGATGAATACATCACCAAAAAGCTGCTGACCATCCTCGGCGACGCAGACCAGTTTGAAGACTTGATGCGCCGCAAGGCTGCCGAGGAGCTAGACCGTACAATTACCAACCAGCCGCCTAACGAGCCACAAAACCAGCCGGGAGAGGGAATAAACGGCGATGGCGAGACCTGATTACGCCCACAAAATGACAGATGCCGAGCTTGTAAAGCTGGAACAGCGCATCGCAAAGCTGTACAAAGAAGCTGCTGACGAACTGACCGACACGGTGAAAGCCTATTTTGAGCAGTTCGAGAAGCGTGATGCAGCCATGAAAGAAAAGCTCGATGCAGGCAAAATCACAGAGCAGCAGTACAAGCAATGGCGGCTTGCGCAGATAGGGCGAGGCAAGCGTTTTACGGCGCTGCGGGACAAGGTGGCAGAAAGATACACCAACGCCAACGAAACGGCTGTAGCCTATGTCAATGACGCCACGCCGGGCATTTACACGCTCAATCGCAACTATGCCGCATACAAGATTGAGCAGGTTTCCGACAAAGCAGATTTTACGCTGTGGGATGAGCAGACAGTCAAGCGGCTGGCGGTGGAACAGCCGGATTTGATGCCCTATTACCCAAAAGACCGTGCGCTGAAGCGTGGTATAGATCTTGCGTATGGCAAACAGCAGATTACTGCCAACGTGACAAGCGGCATCTTGCAGGGCAAGAGCATTTACCGGCTGGCAGATGACTTGCAAAAAAGCATCCGCGATATGAACCGCACAAGCGCTGTAAGAACGGCGCGGACAGCGGTTACAGGGGCGCAGAACGCCGGAAGAATGGACGCATACACAGCAGCCGAGAAGATGGGTATACACGTGCGGAAACAATGGCTTGCAACGCTGGATAACCGCACCAGACACGCGCACGCGATGCTGGACGGCCAGACAGTTGACAATGACAAGCCGTTCAAAGTGGACGGCTATGAGATTATGTTCCCCGGCGATGCAAGCGCACCGGGCTATTTGGTGTATAACTGCCGATGTACTCTAATTGCAGCGCTTGACGATGTGCCAAAAATCCCGAACCCGCTGCGCCGTGCACGCGACCCGGAAACGGGAAAGAGCATACTTGTATCAGATATGACCTATGCGCAGTGGGAAAGCTGGAAGGAAGGAGCTGCGCAGAACGCTGGAAAGATTAAAAAATGAAAATCATCTTTGACGACCACAGCGACGAGGTGCTTTCAGCCCTTGACGCTTCCCTTGCACGCGGGCTGGAAAAATGCGGGCTTGTGGCAGAGGGGTACGCTAAAAAGCTATGCCCCGTGGACACAGGCAACCTACGCAACAGCATTACTCATACAGTAGCAGACAACGGCGAACGGGCTGCCTACGTGGGCACAAACAGCGAATACGGCGTGTATGTTGAGTGCGGTACTGGTATTTACTATCCGGGTGGCAGACAAACGCCGTGGGTGTACCAAGATGCAAAAGGCGATTGGCATTTGACGCACGGCCAACGCGCACAGCCTTTTATAAAGCCTGCCGTTGCCGAGCATGGCGAACAATACAGAAAAATAATCGAAGCAGAGCTGAAAAACGATTAACGTTTTCCAGCTCTTTTTAGTGGTTGTTTCCATTTTGGAAACGGCCACTTTTTTATACCCAAAAATGTTTACTTTCAAATTATCAGAAAGGAAACGTTTTTACAAACTTTTTGCAAAAACAGCAAAGAACCGCTGTTTTTATATAAACGCGAATGTCGAAGAACTGACACCGAAGAAAAGGAGCGAAAACATTGGCTATTACTCGCAAGCTGCTGAAAGGTATGGGGCTGACCGAAGAGCAGCAGGACACTATCATTGAAGCCCACACTGACACCGTAAACGGTTTGAAAGCGGACGTTGACCGCTATAAAGCCGATGCGGAAAAACTTCCCGTCGTCCAAAAGGAACTGGACGACCTGAAAGGAAAGGGCGATGACGGTTACAAGGCAAAGTATGAATCCGAGCACAAGGCTTTCGAGGATTACAAAACCAGCGTGGCCGCTGAAAAGACTACCGCTGCCAAAGAAAAGGCATTGGAGACCGCCCTGAAAAAAGTCGGCATTGCCGACAAACGCTTGCAGTCTGTTGCCAGACTTTGCAAAGGCGATGGCCTGCTGGACAAGCTGGAATTGGACGAAAAAGGCGCTATCAAGGATTCTGACAAGCTGGAAACCAGCCTGAAAGAATCTTACAGCGACTACATCGTTACTACCAGCACTCATGGCGCAAACACACCGAACCCGCCTGCCGGAAACGGCGGTAGTGGTTCCATCACGGCAGAAGCCTTTAAAAAGATGGGCTATGCCGAACGACTGAAACTCTATAAAGAAAGCCCGGAACAGTATGCCGAGCTTGCAAACAACAAAGGAGATTAACACATGGCAGATACTATCCTTACAAAACTGGCAGACCTGATTAACCCCGAAGTTATGGCCGATATGATTTCGGCAAAGATTCCTGACAAAATCCGCGTGGCGCCTTTTGCAAAGGTGGATGACACCCTTGCTGGCGTGCCCGGCGATACCATTACTGTGCCGTCTTACGGTTACATTGGCGACGCAGAGGACGTTGCAGAAGGCGTCGACGTTGACATCAACAAGATGAGCACCAAGGACAAGAAGTACAAGATCAAGAAGGCCATGAAGGGCGTTGGCCTGACCGATGAAGCTGTTCTGTCCGGCTACGGCAACCCCGTGGGCGAGGCCAATGCGCAGCTGGCGCTGTCTATTGCTGCCAAAATCGACAACGACTGCATGGAAGCCTTGCAGGGCGCCACGCTGGTGTATGACGGCACTGCTTCCGCTATCAAGTACAGCGGCGTTGTGGACGCTATCGACGTGTTCAATGAGGAGATCAACAGCGACAAGGTGATGTTCATCAACCCCAAGCAGATGGCAACCCTGCGCAAGGATGCTGATTTTATCAGCGCTGACAAGTATCAGGCTGGCGTTGCTGTCACCGGCGAAATCGGCAAGATTGCCAACACCCGCGTTGTAGCATCCCGCAAGGTTCCTTCTATCGAGTATGAGAAGGACAACAGCACCGGCACCATTGAGATTGTCGCTGATACTACCGTCGAAACCTCCACCAAAAAGCATCTGGCGACCATCCAGCCGCATTGCGCTGCTGCTTTGATTGTCGGCGATAAGGTCAAGGCTGCTGCTACCGCCTATTACGCTTGCCCCATCGTCAAGCTGAACGAGGACAGCGAGACTGAGGACGATGTGCCCGCCCTGACCATCTACCGCAAGCGCAATATCAACGTGGAGACCGAGCGCAAGCCGCGTAACCGCTCCACCGAGATCACCGCTGACGAGTTTTACGTTGCGGCGCTGACCAATGAAGCCAAAGTCGTGCTGGCAAAGTTCAAAAAGTAATAAGGAGGCAGCGAAATGCTTGAAGAATTGATGCGAGAGTGTAGAAACTGGTTTGTTGCGCCGAATGGCGTACATCTGGGCACTTTTACCGTCAAGGAAGGCAGCATTGCGCTGCCTTTTCTTGTTTATGGGCAATATTTCCGCATCGTTGGCAGCGTTTTCAACGACGGCGTTTACGAGTATGGCAACGTTTATCTGCAGGACGAAACATTTGAGGGAGCTATTTGGGCTTTAAGTGTTCCGCCTGCATTTATAAAGCTTTCCGAAGAAATCAAAAGCTGGCGCGACCAGTACGAGAACGCCGCAAACAGCCCTTTTCAAAGTGAGAGCTTTGCGGGATATAGTTACACCAAATCGAGCGCGAACGGCAATTCTGGCGGCTCTGTGACGGGCTGGCAGGGCGTGTTTGCGTCCCGTCTAAACAAATGGAGAAAGCTATGAGCCTTTTAGATGATTTTTCGCGCAGCTGCATCATTATGGACAAACTGACAAAGCCTGACGGCGAGGGCGGCTATTCTACCGAGTGGCGCGAGGGCGCAGAGTTTTCAAATTACGTCGCATTTGACAGCAGCCTTGAAGCACGGCAGGCCGAAGCGCAGGGTGTGACCAGCGTGTATACCGGCATTGTGCGGAAAGATGTGCCCATCGAGTACGGCAGCGTGTACAAGGACGTGACGACCGGGGCATATTTCCGGGTCACGAGCCGCCCGGAAGAAAAGCGAGCCCCGGCAAGCGCTTCCCCGATGCTGCAAAACCTAAAAAGTTTTACGGCTGAACGATTACGGGAGGGATTGCCGACATGACAAAGGGCGCTGCATTACAGCAGTTTTTCGGGCAGTTTATGACCGCATACGCCAGCAACGCCGTGCCGGATGACGCTGTACTCCCCTACTTGACCTATGATGCCGTGTTTGACGCATGGGGCGGCGGGGCGGTATCGCTGACGGTCAACATGTGGTTCCATACCACGAGAGAAGCGGTGCCAAATGCAAAGGCGCTTGAGCTTTCGGACGCACTGGGCATTGGCGGCGTGACGCTGCCGGTAGATGGCGGCTTGATTTGGTTAAAACGCGGCTCCCCGTTCTGCCAATCGCTGGCAGATGACACAGACAAAAACCTAAAACGGCGGTACATCAACGTTACCGCCGAATTTTTATGCCTAAATTGAGGTGAAAGCATGAAATTTACTCGTATTCCCGAATCTGCGTTTAAAGAACTGGTCTTGAACGCGGGTTATCTTGCAACTACGTTTGACCCGGCTGCCGGTACGGCGCCGGAAGAAAGTGCGCTGCTGGGCGCTACGACCGGCGGCATCAACTTTACGGCTGTGCCGAGCTTTACCGACTTCGGCGAGGATATCGACAACTGCCCCAAGAACATGAAAGAGCTGAAGCAGATTGAATCATGGGAAGTCAAGTGCAGCGGCACTTATGTTTCGGCATCGACAGAGAATGCCAAGAGCATGCTTGGCGCTGCGGATGTTACGACCACTTCCAAGGTTTCCAAAATCACGCCGCGCAACGACCTGAAAGACAGCGACTTTACCGATTTGTGGCTGCTGTGCGACTATTCGGACAAGCACGGCACTACGAGTGGCGGTTTCTGTGCCATTCACATGCTGAATACGCTGTCCACCGGCGGTTTCAGCTTGCAGACCGGCGACAAGAAAAAAGGCCAGATGAGCTTCGAATACACGGCGCACTACTCCATTACCGCGCAGGACACTGTGCCGTGCGAGGTGTATATCAAGGCCGGAGAGGATGAAGCCTGATGCGGATTTTTTCTGAACTTAGCACCGATGAAGCACTGGAAGTTGTATTGCAGATCGCGCAGCCCATCACAAACTTGATTGATGATGAAGCGCTTGTGAAAGAGATGCAGAAAGCGATGCCGAAGGGCGAAACGACCCGCATTGCAATGCAGCGTTTCGGCCTTGCGAAAATCGTTAAGCTGCTGAACATTGCGTTAAAGCAGCACCGCGAGGATGTATACGCAATTCTTGCACCGTTCAACGGCCTGACGGTAGAAGAAATCGGCGAACAGAATTTCCTTATCACCTGCAAGCAAGTTTACGTCCTGGTGAACGATAAGGGCTTTGCTGATTTTTTCAAATCGTATCTCGGTGGCGGGCAGAACAAGTAATCCCTGTACTGCTGAAAATGCCGAAACTGAGCGCAAAGGCGCTTGTGTCGGCGCTGCCTTACGCTTTGAAAGCTGATTTTGAAGAACAGATGTACAAGGTATACATGACAGACAGTGCGTGGAGCCTTGTTGTAGCTGTGACAGGCGTAACGGACAGGCCAGCGAGATATATTGACATTATCCACCCGCCCAAAGTGGATACGCGGACACCAGAACAGGTGCAGGCGGATTTCAAAGATTTTGCGGCGCGGCATGGATTAAAAACAAAAGAACGGCAGTAGGTGAGCGAGTAAGTGGACGTATTTGACCTTTTTGCAAAAATCACGCTGGATTCCAGCGAATATGAAAAGGCGCTGAAAAGAACAAAGGCCGAATCGCAAGCGTTTGTCAGCGGGTCTTATGCAAAAGGCTTTGAAAAAGTTGCCGGTACAGTTATGAAGATCGGCACAGCGCTGGCGGGCGCCGGTACTGCTGCCGCTGGTTTTGCAATAAAAGTAGGCTCTGGCTTTGAATCTGCCATGTCGCAAACGCAGGCTATTTTTGGTATTACTGACAAGATGTCAGACGAATACAAGAAGCTGGAAGATACTGCCCGCGAATACGGCAAAACCACGCAGTACAGCGCAAGCGAATCTGCTGACGCGCTGAAATATATGGCTTTGGCCGGGTGGGATGTAGAGCAAGCAACCTCTGCGCTGCCCGGCGTGCTGAACCTTGCGGCTGCGGCCAGCATGGATTTGGCGCAGGCATCTGACATGGTAACGGATTACATGTCGGCGTTTGGCATTGAAGCTGACCAATCTGCATATTTTGCAGACGTTCTGGCTTATGCACAGAATAACGCAAACACGACAGTTGACCAATTGGGGCAGGCGTTTCAAAACTGCGCGGCGAACATGAATGCGTCCGGGCAGGACTTTGAAACCACCACCGCGCTGCTGGAAGCTATGGCGAACCAGGGCACGAAGGGCAGCCTTGCAGGCACGCAGCTGGCCGCTATGATGCGCGACCTGACCGCCAAAATGAAAAACGGCGCAATCACGATTGGCAACACCAGCATTGCGGTGCAGGATTCAAACGGCAATTTCCGCGACATGACGGATATTTTGACTGAAGTTGCCACTGCTACAGACGGCATGGGCGATGCACAGCGTGCTACGGCGTTAAGCTCTGTATTTACGGCTGATTCTTTGAAGGGCGTCAACCTGATTTTGAATGAAGGCGTTGACAAAGTTGCCCAATATGAAGAAGAACTACGCAATGCCAACGGCACGGCAGCGGATGCGGCAAAAATCAATAACGACAACCTTGCAGGCGCTTTAAAAGAATTAAGCTCTGCGGCTGAAGAAGTGGGTATTGCGGTATACAAAAAATTCCAGGAACCGCTGACAAAAGCCGTTGATAAGGTTACGGAAATTGTACAGAATGTCAACATTGACGACCTTATCGAAAAAGGCAAAAACATGCTTGACACGCTGGCAAAGATTGCCCCCGCTATTGCTGCCATTGTAAGCGCGGCAACCGGGCTTTATGGCATGATTAAAATTGCCGACAAGTTAAAAGACTTTGGCGAAATGGCTGTGGCAATCAGCAAGGCAGGCGGGCTTATCGCTTCTATTGGCGGCCCTATTGCTATTGTAGTTGCCGCTATCGCGGCGCTGGTTGCAGGATTTGCTACGCTATACGCTACAAATGAAAATTTCAGAAACGGCGTTAATGCAGCATTGGATGCGATTTCTGCCAAGATTCAGGAAGTCGTGGCATTTGTACAGCCTTATGTTGAAGCGGCTATGCAGGTTATCGGGCAGGTTGTTACGCAGGTCATTACAGATTTGACCCCGGTCATACAGAGCATCGGTGAAGCGTTCAGCGCTGCATGGAGCCTTGTACAGACTGTATGGGCATGGGCAAGTGCATTCTTTCAGGCTATCTTCCAGGCAATTGTGGTTATCTTTGCGCCGTTCGCACCGATTATCAGCGGATTCTTCCAGGGCGCGTGGATCATCATTCAAAGCATCTGGAATGTTGCGGTAAGCTTTTTCCAGACTGTGTTTAATTTGATTACCGGCGTGTTCTCTACGATTGACGCTGTGTTGTCTGGTGACTTTCAGGGCGCGTGGGAGTCGATTCAGGGCATCTTTGAAGGTGCGTTTGACTTTTTCTCAACGGTCGGTCAAAACGTTGTAGAGGGCATCAAGGGTGGCATTGCGGCTGTTTGGGGCGGTCTTGTCAGCTTCGTGCAGGGCTTGTGGGATGGCATCAAGAGCATTTTTGTCATCAATGCAAGTGATGTAAAAAACAACACGGGCGTTAATGGCAGCCATGCAGGCGGCATGGATTATGTCCCCTATAACAACTACGTTGCAAATCTGCATCGCGGTGAGATGGTGCTGACAGCCGATGAAGCGGACAACTACAGACGCGGTAAGGGCAGCAGCAACGGCTTTAACCTGACGCAAAATATTTACGCGGCAAAGCAGACGCCGGTTGAACTGGCAGCAAGTACAGCAGCGTATTTTCAGCGGGCGAGGTGGGCGATATGAGTTTTTTAAGCAAGACTTTTAAATACGTCAACTCGCTGGGGCAGTCTATCGTGTTTGACTATGAGCATGGTTATCTTATAAGCAAGCCGGATGGCATTGATACAATTTCGGTCACTGCCAACACGGCGCAGGGCATCGGTCAAGTAGGCGCTACGGTGCAATCCAAGGCCATTCAGACGCGTCCTATTACCATCAATGGCAGAGTTATAGGCAATGACGCGCAAGCGCTGAAAGACGCGCTTATGACCGTTGTACGGCCTGACCTGACTGGGGTGTTATATGCCGGAGACTGGCACATAGATGTTATTGTAACGGCATCGCCTACCATTGGCGCATCAAAACACGGTGCACCGTTTCAGCTTGGTCTACTTGCCCCCTACCCGTATTGGGAAAGCGGCGAACGAAAGGCAATGCAGCTGCGCGGCGTGCAAAAAGGTTTTAAATTCCCATGGAATATCAGCAAAACGTATTATTTCGGCAAAGTCATTGTGCTGAAATACATTGTTTTGCAGAATTTCGGGCAGTTTGATGTTCCGTTTATTCTGGAAATCAATTGCGTTGGCAAGACGGTAACAAACGTAGGCATTGAAAACATGCTGACAGGTGAAGTGCTGCGGCTGGAAAAAACGCTTGTGGAAGATGAGCGTGTCGTTATCAAGACATCGCACGGGAAAACAACGGTCACAAGCTCTAAGGACGGTGACTGCCGGGGTGCACTTACGCTTGAAAGTACACTGTACAGAATTCATACGGGCGATAATGCGTGGAAGCCTACTGCGGACAGTGGGCTTGAAAACGTTGAGATGAGTGTTTCGTTTGCGGAAGAAAGTGCGGGTGTAACGGTAATATGAGATTAGAGCTGTTCTCCCCTGACCTTAGTAACCGACACGAAATCACGCACGCGATCAGCAGCGAATTCAGCGACTACTATAACGATGTGGGAAAATTTACGGTAGTTTTGCCGATGGATGAGTACAACATCGGGATAGTGGAACTGGATGCTGTTTTGTACATTGTAGAGCGAAGACTTGCGTATACGGTGGAAGAAATACAGTTCGATTGCGATAACAGCGAAATCACGTTGAACGGTTACAGCCTGAACAACAAACTGAACCGGCGTGTTATTGCGGCAACTGCCAACATTGCCAACGTGGAAACAGATGTATACAGCGTTATTACTGCCAACCTGCGCGGGCTGCCTGTACTGCTGGCGAAGAAAAAAGGCTTGACAGAAACCGTGAAAGCAACAGAGGTGTACGGGGATGAACTGTTAAACTGCATACAGCCGATTTTGACAGATGCCGAGATTGGGAACCGGATGGTTTTGGACTACAGAGCCAAAACGGAAACGTTTGAATTGTATAAGGGCGTTGACCGCACAGAGGGATTAAACGCGGTCCTGTTTGTGCAGGAACGCGGAACTGCGCCCGGGCTAGTAGTTGACAAGGATATTTCTGAATACAAAAATGTGTGCTACTGTGAAGCGCAGTACAAAGACGGTACAAAGTTTGTGGTGCAGGCTGGCACGGCCATCGATGCGGAACGGCGCGAACTATGGGCGAGGTTCAGCGGAGACGCACAGCAAGATGGCGAGACAAACGCTGCGTTTCAGACGCGCGTTAAGCAGTATGCAGCGTTGCAGCTAGGTAGCCATTTGAACCGAAACGGATTTGACATTGACGCGGACGGCGATGAACTGGGCACGGCATATAATGTCGGAGATTTGGTTTGGTGCGTTTCTTTGCGGCTGGGTGTAAAGTACAAGGCAAGAATAACGGCGGCAAAGTATTCACAGGATGCAAACGGGTCGAGCGTCAAGCTGGTTATTGGCGACCCGATTTTAACAGTGTTGAGGTGAGACAGTGGCAGAAATTAAAAATTTCCCGAATAATGTTGACGAATACATCGGGGCACAAAATGTCATGAAGTGGCTGCACGGGCGTACAAGCGGCGTTTTTGGCGCGGATGGCAATTTAAGTGTTACTGCAAACGGCAATATGACGGTAAGGGTATCGGATGGTGTTGGTTGGCTTGCGAACGACAAAGCAGACGGTACGGTTTTTTGGAATGATACCAAAGAACAGACCGGCAGCGAGTTACAGCTGACAATCCCGCTGGCGAATGCTGTATCGCCGCGTATTGACCGTGTTGTTGTGAGTTGGGACACAGTAGACTATGCAGCAAAACCGCGCATTGAAGTGCTGAAAGGTACGGCGGCTTCTACACCTGTTGCACCGGCACTGACAAACAATAGTCTGTTGCGGCAGATTTCGCTTGCACAGATTGCAATTCCCGCGGCAGCAAGCAAAATCACGTCGGCCAATATTACCGATGAACGACTTGACAGCACAGTATGCGGGCTTGTGACTGACTGGGTAAGCGTTGATACCAAGGTAATGCAAGAACAATTTGCTGCTTTTCTTACCCAAATTAAAACCGAGCTGGATCAGCTGTATGCTGGAACGGCTACGATGATGCGATCGACCTACGACCCGCAGGGGCGGCAGACCGATATTTTCAAGGCAATCGACAAGGTCTCCAACATCTACTACGCCAGGCTTACGCTGAACGGGTGGACGGCTTGCAGCAGCGCCGACCAGGCCAAAGACCTACTGTACCAGCAGACGGCTACGCTGACCTGCGCGAACAGCCATGCGCCGGTGGTGACGGCTGCCAGCGAGTTTTTGTCCGGCATCGGCTACGACAAGACCGGGGTGCCCGCTACCGATGATGTGCTGAATGAAGTGCAGGACATTATCAACGACGGCGTGACGGTCACGGCGTACAATTCGGTGCTGGTTAAGGTGAAAAAAAAGCCCACTGCCGAAATCCGGGCACGGTGGGTCATTCAAAGCTGATGGAGGTTTAGCATGAAACATTGTAATAAATCTGCGGCATGTGCTGCGCGGGGGTACTGCTGATGGGAGTAGCACCGAGGATTCCGGGAGAGAACGCAAAAGGGAAAATGCTTGCACAAATCTATGAATACGGGATGGGGTCGGCAAGCATTAAGGCACTTTACTGTAACGAGAAATTGGCAAGCGCTTCAGATGGCACTTTTGAAATCCATATTAAAAAAGCGGGTACATATCGGCTTATTGGCTGGGTGCAGGCACGGGATTCCGCCTATAAGGCTTATTTGAAATGCAATGATGTTACAATCTTCGGCCCTTTTATTAACAGCGGTTTTGACCTTGAAAAAAAATTAAGTGCAGGAGATGTCATCAGTATCCCCAGTCAGTACATGGATTATTATTCTACAGCATCTGCAACATTGATTATACTTACAACTTAATGGAAGCGAGTGATTTTATGGGAATGTCGCCGAGAACACCTGGCGGTAAAAAATTGAAGTTGCTACTGTAGAAATTTACGTCTACAAATAACGAGGTACAAAATGAAAATCTACGATGAAATCACCAACGAGGAGCTGACATCTCCCGACCTGTCAGCCGGTTATCTCTACACCGCCCGGCGGGTTTCCGAGCATGTGCCGGAGAGCCGGGAAGTGATGCAGGGCACTGTCACCGAGGACGAC